CTATGTTATCAGAGTACATTTCAATGGAAATTGATATGGAAATCTTATCAATGCTTGATAGATCAGCTGCAACAGTAGCTGCTAACCAAGGTGCATTTGTACTTTCTGGTTCAGCAGCTGGATATGTTCCTACGCAACTGGTGAACGGATCAGCTAGATATGACTTCGGTACATGGGCACAAACTTTAGGCTATGAAATGCAAAAAGTTTCTAACTCAATTCATAAGTTAACCATGAGAGGAGGAGCTAATTTCGCTGTCCTATCTCCGGAAATTGCTTCGATTATCGAATCAATACCAGGATTTGCTGCTGACACCGACGGAACTGCTTCGCAGTTCGCTGCTGGTGTGACTAAAGTAGGATCTTTTGCTAACAGATACACTGTTTACAAGAATCCATATAGAGCAACATCTGATGGTATCTTAATGGGATTCAGAGGTAATCAATTCTTGGAAACAGGTGCTGTTTATGCTCCTTATATTCCACTAATTATGACTCCTTTAGTATATGATCCAACTAACTTTACTCCAAGAAAAGGTGTAATGACGAGATATGCTAAGAAAGTTGTAAGACCTGAATTCTACGGAAAAGTAGCAGTGACAATTCACGCGTAACATTTTTCATTAGAAATATAATAAGAAAGCCCGCTTTATGCGGGCTTTTTTTATGTATATTTACCACCACATTGATATTTATTATAAATAAGGAGTTTACGGTATGACACAATTTGCACATGATATCGGTAGTAAAAACAACAAGAAAGGTTACCGCTTTCTATTATCATTAAACGACGAACAGAAACAAGCGAAGCGAGACATCCTAGAAAATACTATATCAGTAATACTTGGAAAAGCTGGCTCGGGTAAAACTCTACTAGCATGTCAGATAGCACTGCAAGAGCTTCTAGAAAAGAGAAGAACAAAAATAATTATTACCCGACCAACTATTTCTAAAGAGGATCTAGGATACTTACCTGGTGCTATGGAAGAAAAGATGTCTCCGTGGGTGGCACCTATATATGGTAACATGTATCAGCTACTTCGCAAGGAGAGGGTTGATAAGATGATAAAGGATGGTCAAATAGAGATTGTGCCTGTATCATATATGCGAGGTAGAACATTTCTTAACGCATGTGTTATAGTCGATGAGTGTCAAAACTTAGATCATGAGCAGACATTAATGATACTACAGAGAATAGGGATAAACAGTCGTATGATGTTTTGTGGTGATTCACAACAGATAGACTTGAAGCGAAATGGTGAGAGTGGATTAAAGTTCCTATCATCTGTTACAACAATACAGGGTCTACATACCATGGAGTTACTAGAGAACCATAGACACCCTATATTAGATGAAATACTAGATGTATACAAGGCAAAACACAGGAAATAATTTACAGCTTGATATTTATTAGTACATAAACAAAAATAATTGGAGATTATACATGGCAGCGGGAAATTACTCATTTACTATTGAGCAAGGTGCAACAACAGATTTTGAAGTGCAGTGGTCAGATGCAAATGGTACAGCTATGAACCTAACAGGATATGTAGCAAAGATGGAAATTAGATCTGCACCAGGTGGTACACTATACACACAACTATCATCTAGCCTATCAGCTGTTCCAGCTAAAGCATCGGGGAGTAAACTAATAAGCTTATCAGGAAGTGCACACACCTCAGCGCTAAGTGCTGGTAAGATAGGTGTATACCTTGGACACGATATTACAAGCGGACTTTCCTTTACGGACGCGTATTATGATATTGAAATGACCAACGGTCAGAACAGAGAGCGATTACTACAAGGGCGTGTCAAGCTAAATAAAGAAGTAACAGTATACTAGGAGCATATATGTCAGTAACACTAAATACAGACACAACTACAGTGGTAATTACAGATTATTCATCTAGCGCGCTAACAATTGTAGACAATACTGCTGGCTCGTCAACTGTTAATACTACCTCTACAAGTCCTAGTAGAGTAACTGTAAGTGACAGCACTCTTGTAGCAGTAAGTGATGTTGCAGGTAACCTCTCAGTTAGTGGTACGGTAACAGCTAATGCGATTGAGCCCAGCACTATATACATACCGTTTGGAGGTGCAATTTATGGTACAGATAGTGGAGGGAACAAGTTCAACATTATTGCCCAAAACATGGCAGATTCATTTATGCAATTTGGGAGTGATGGCAACAGTATCACGAAACTCCGCGGCCAAGAGATAACCATAGGAAAAGCAAATGGCTCTAGTACAATCAAGCTATTAGGTACAGTAACAGGTAACATAACAGCATCAGGTAATATAAGTTCAAGTGGAACTGGTGTATTTAATGAACTACAAGTATCTCAATATATTAAATCTATAGCTTTTCCAAACACGTCGTTTGAATTTCTTAATAATACTATACGAGGCTTTTCTGGCGCATATCGACATTTACTATTAGACCACATCAATGGAAGTGCACTTGGGATTACTAGCTCACCCGTAACTGTACAAGGTAGTTCAATAACCCTAACAGGCCCAGTCACGGCATCAGGTAACATAAGTGCAAGTAGTGACATACAAGCATCTAATTTTACTACACCTAAAGGTGGACAACTAAATGTTAATAGGGGTCAAATTAGATCGACAGCAAATAGTGATACCCTTTTTATTGATGGCACTGATTCTTCAAATATAACTTTTAATGATAATGAATCGGATGTTGATATTAAGATACGTGGAGCTAACGGTAATTATTACTTTAAAGCAGATGCAGACGTAGAGAAGGTAGGAATCGGAGGAGACTGGCATACAGCTGTTCCCGGTCAGGAATTAACAGTGCACGGTAATATAAGTGCTAGTGGTACCATACATGCAAACGATCTTATATTAGATTACGATACACTACCAACATCAGATCCATCCAACAAGGGTCAGGTATACAGAAGTGGTGGAGCATTATATATCTCAGCTGGATAGTGCTAAAGAGGACTAAGAATGATATTTATATACAGGAGATAACTTATGGCAACAACAACAATTTGGCCAGGATCATCGTCATTTTACCCAGGTGATACACCGTTCGGTAGCTATGATAATGAGACAGCCTTTCAATCAGATATTGAAAAAACAGCTATATGGTGCGCAAAGCGCATCGGATATCCTATTGTCGATATTGAACTTCAAGATACTCAATTCTTTGCATGCTTTGAAGAAGCAGTAACAGAATATAGTTCACAAGTAAACAGGTTTAACATACGAGAGAACTTACTAACTGCTAAAGGAAGTGCAACTGGATCAAGTCTAACACATAAGACAGTTAAGCAAAATCTAAACCAGCTTGTAGGTATATCATCACAATATGGACAAGAAGCAACTTCACCTGTTGGTGGTGATATAAAACTATATAGTGGATCTATATCATGCTCATCAGGGCAACAAACATACAGTTTATTAAATAACTCAGAAACAACATTTGAATCAGGCACACCGGGTACAGATCCCGTTGAAATACGCAGAGTATTCTTTGAATCATCTCCCGCAATGACACGATTTTTTGATCCACATATTGGGTCAGGTCTAGGTTCACAGCAAATGCTATCATCATTTGGATGGGGAAACTACTCACCAGCTATAAATTACCTACTAATGCCAATGTATGATGATCTATTAAGAGTTCAAGCAATTGAATTCAATGATCAAATAAGGAAATCAGCATACTCATTCCACCTTGTTGGGACAGATTTAACTATATTTCCAAGACCGACATCAACATTTAAGTTAAGGTTTCAATACTTTAAGAAAGCAGAGCGAACAACACTAATCACAGCTGCAGATGTATCTGATTTTTCTAATATCGGTTATGATGATATGAAGTATGCTCAGATAAATGCACCTGGTAAGCAATGGATACGTAAGTACACGTTAGCGTTAACTAAAGAGTTGTTAGGATCTGTACGCGGTAAGTATGGTACAATGCCAATACCAAACGGTGATGTTTCACTAGATGGTGATACATTGAGATCAGAAGGAGCTGCAGAGAGAGATGCATTAGTAGCAGAGTTGAGAGAAGATTTGGAAGCAGCATCGAGGCGGCAGTTAATGGAAAGACAGAACGATGAAGCTAATTTTCAACAGGAAACGGTAAACAAAATACCACTTAATATATACGTAGGTTAACTATGCCAATATTTGGAAGACAGAAAGATAGAGAGCTGATAAAACATTTCAGTAAGGAAGTATTGCAAGATATACTTGATACCCCTGTGATTATATTTAAACCATTTGTAACAATGACAAATACAAATATATATGGTGAAGGTGTTAACGGTGATAAAAATTATAGACCTGGGGTAACTCTCCACGCTGCAATAAATAGAGAAGATCAAACTTGGGCTACAAATGATTTAGGTGTTGACATCACACAGAAGGGTACATTTTCATTTCTTAACGAAGACATATGGAATGTAGCTGTACCTGGCACACAAGAGGAAGATGGCTTTGCTATTGAGATAGGTGATTTAATATACTACGACACACAGTACTGGGAGATAGATACTACAAACAAGAACCAGTACATATATGGTAGAAATCAAAATGTAATAGAGGGAGATGGATCAGACTTTGGATTCACAAACGAGACAGAGATGCATGGTGAAAGTCTCTCTACTGTTGTGGAAGCTCACATAACACGTAGATCGAGAATAAATGTTGAAACATCAACTGTTACCAACACACCATCTAATGCATCGAACAACTCACAGGGATTATATAGATAATGGCTGAAAGTAACAAACATAAAAGACATAATGCTGCACGAGTAGAGCAATCGCGCCAGGACGCAGTAACTGACACAAAGAATATGCAACACGGATTGTATGACATCGACGAAGCTATTAAATATTACTTCGATGACGTTATAAAATTACAAGTTACAGATAGCAGCGGCATACTAACAAATGTACCTACAATGTATGCATCACCTGAGAATTGGAAGAGCTTCCAGACGAATGATTTGAAAAGAGATTCACGAGGAAGGATACAGTTACCTGTGCTATCATTTAAGAGGGATAGTATATCTAAAGATAGAACATTGGGTAACAAGGTTGATCCTAATTCACCTATTTATGCATTAGTGGACAAGGGGCGTAATCCAAACGATAGAACAGATAGATTGGGTAGAATGAATCTAAATATGATGGGTCAGAAAGAGACTCGAGTTTTAGAGAAAGTAATTGTACCAGACTACGTAATAGTAACATACTCATGTGTTGTATATACAGAATTTCTAACGCAAATGAACACACTAATCGAAGCAATCAGTTACGGTGAAGGTGGATATTGGGGCGATAAAAATAAGTTCCTGGTACGAGCTAGAATAGATGAATTTCCTAGTACCGTTGAGGTAGCTATTGGAGAGGATAGGGTCGTCAAAAGCGAGTTTAACATTACTATAAACGGTCATATAATACCTAAAAATATACAGCAACAAGCTGCACAGGGTAGTACAAAAGCAATTACAAAATCAACAATAGTGATGGGTGAGACCACCATCACAGATATAAATAATACAGGCAATCTACCAAGGTAGAAGCCAGGAGAAAGGTTATGAGTAAATTAACAGACAAAGAATTGGAAACAATTAAAAATGCAATCCAAGTTGAAAATCAATTAGCATCACGGTTAGGTGCTGTAGAGTTTCAATTGGACCAACTTAAAGATTCCAAACAGCAAATCATAGATACTATGGTAAAGTTACTACAAGAAAGGCAAACAAATTTAGATGAGTTACGTACTAGACACAGTATAGACACATTAAATATCGATACAGGGGAATTTACTGTAACAAAGTAAAGTTTGGGATTGCTATCATATATTTATATACGAATAATAAAAAGACTACAACCAGTAGCTTAAATTTGATAATTCAGGAGACGAATAAATGGCAGAAAAAATAGTTAGCCCAGGGGTGTTTACGAGAGAGAATGATTTATCATTCTTACCAGCAGGCATTGGAGAAATAGGAGCAGCGTTAGTTGGTCCCACAGTTAAGGGTCCGGCAGGAATACCTACAATAGTAACATCGTACGCACAGTACGTAGAGAAGTTTGGCGATACATTCCAATCAGGAAGTGATTACTACCAATACTTAACATCACATACAGCAGAGCGCTATTTACAGTTCGGTGGTGTATTAACGGTGGTTAGAATAACAGGTGATACCCCAGCGGTAGCTACTGCTAGTGTTGACACATCAACTCCGACAACCCCACTAAATCCAGCAACTGGATCATTAGTATTTGGAAACGATTTCTTCCAAGACGAGGGAGATGAATTACAGATTACAGTAGGAGCAATAGAATACAGATTTATAGCTGGTGAAAACGGAGCATTGCCAGCTGATTCATCACCTATATTCTATGTAAATACAGGATCAGATGATGCAACAGCAATCGACGGCTTAGTAGCTAAAATTGGTACAGCTAATGCACTAGGTATAGGTATTAAAGCTATCGATGGAGCAACATTCTTAGGTCTATCAGCTTCAGCTGCAGGTACAGTAGGTAATGCTTACGCTGTACAAACTGGATCAGGTGGAACAATAACAACCGACACAGTTGCATTTGGTACTTCAGGAAAATTTAGCGGTGGAACAACTACACCAGGAACAGCAGGAACAGCATTTAAGTTACATACCTTTGCACATGGAACTACATTAAATAGCGTGGATGTAGGTGGCGGAATGACCGAGGGTGTTAAGAACACACTTACAGAAGGTACTAAGGATAACTTAAGATGGGAAATCACAGGTGTAAATAATAAGGTAGGTACATTTAATCTCTTAATTAGAAGAGGAAATGATACATCTAACGGTAAAGTTATTATAGAGCAATTCAATGGTGTTACTTTAGATCCTAACTCAACAAATTACATTGGTAAATCAGTTGGAGACTCGTACCTTGCAACAGCTGGTACAGACTCTGACCCATACCTACAATCGAATGGAGCATATAATGCAAAATCAGCGTATGTTAGGGTAGAGGTTTTAAACCAAACGGTTAATTATTTAGATGAAAACGGTACTATTAGACTTGCCGCTGCATCTGCAAGCTTACCAGCTGCAGGATCTGGTTCATTAGGTGGATCATTTGGTGGAGGAGCCGATGGAGAAACAGTAGATGGAGCTAAATTATTTTACGATAAGATAACAAACCTCAACGCTCAAGGGCTAGATGCACGTGATTTAACTAATGAAAACGGAGGAGCTAAATACAATTCAGCACTACAGCTAC